CCCCCTCCTCGCTGATCCCATAGGCTCACGCTACATGGTCGGCATGGTCAGGATGGGGGATAACGAGGAGATCATAGAGCCTGAGAGCGTGAGGGAGGGCAAGCGTATGGTCACCTCCGCTGGTGCCTTATGCAGGGACAGTGACTTCCAGAAGTGGCTGGTAGACAACGGCTTCACCGATGATCAGACCGAGACAGCAGCAGCAGTCACAGTGAAACGGCTACTGAAAGTAGAGAGCAGGGCTGAACTAAAGGATAATGTGGAGGCCCAGCGCAGGTGGGTTATCATTCGCCAGCACTTCATTGACCGCGACATCCTAATGGAGGCAGACATTGACGGATGAGATCAAGATTGAACTACTGGCGGAAGCTAAGGCTCTCGTCACTGGCCCCCGTGCTGAGGATTACGGAGATGCGGCGGTCAACCATATGAGGATTGCTGATCTCTGGAATTGCTGGTTGCGGAACAGAAGCTGGGGAGCATCTGGGATCATTACACCTTACGATGTTGCCATGATGATGCTGCTTGTGAAGGTGGCTCGTTGCCAACAGAAGCCCAGTCACGACAGCCATGTTGATATGGCTGGATATTCAGCGGTGATGGAAGACATCTACGAACAGATAACAGGAGTGCAGCAAGATGGCGGGCAAGAAGCACCGACCTCGGAGACTGGATGAGGAAAGCCGCACATGGAACATCGTGTTCCCTGTCGCTGTGATTGAGAGAGTCAAAGAGAGGGCCGACGAGATCGGTGTTACTCCAGCGGGTCTGGTGCGAGCAGCGGTAGATCTCTACCTGTCAGGCGATACCGCCAAGGCTGCAAAGATCGTGGACAACAACGAGTTTCTGAGGGGGGTCCAAGAGGCAGCGGCGGTCCTTCGTTCCATCGTAACACAGCCCCGCTACCCTGCGGGTCATACCCTTGGAGATGTATTAGCCCAGAAGGTCATTGATAAAATAGAATCAGATGGCCCACAACACACATAGAAAAAGGGGAGCGGTGACCAAACCGCTCCCCCAAGGTGAGGTAACCGATGACTGCACGAGGCACCATCAACAAAAAAGTAGCAACAGTAGAAGAGGCTGTCCACCAATATCTCAACGATCATATTGGCCATACAGCAATCGATACACAACGTGCTGAAATTGCATGGAAAAATATGGCGATATACCTACGCAGCGTGCTGGTATCAGAGCTAAATGGCCATACTATCAGCAGTTATATGACAAATAGTATGACAAATAGGAAGGCTTCAGCAGGCACGATCAACCGAGAGCTTGGTGTTCTCAGCGCCGCCATCCGGTGGTGCTATGCCCAAGGGTATACCGATAAGCTGGTGCTGGTGCCCCGTCTTCCCTCTCCTCCACCCCGTCAGCGGTGGCTGTCCAAGGAGGAATGCGACAGGCTGCTGGCTGCTGCCCGTCCCTATCCCCACGTCTGGGCCTTCATTGCTATGGCCCTGCTAACGGGTCAGCGCAAGGAAGCTATCCTTGGTCTCACCAAGGATCGAGTGTTCTGGGAGGAGGGGTTCATTGACTTCAATGAGGATGGCCCACTCTGCGAAAGACGCAAGGGCCGTGCGGTGGTGCCTATGTCCTCTGAGATGCGTGAGTTACTCACCGTTCTCAAGTCCGACAGCATCTACATTGTTAATAACAATGGCCGTAGGGTCAGAGATATGAGGAAGGCATGGAAGAAGGTGATCAAGGTAGCAGGACTAGAAGACGTTACACCTCATACGTTGCGACACACGGTGGCCACGCTGTTGGTGCGGGCTGGTGTCCCTCTGATCGAAGTGTCGAAGCTGTTAGGCCACAAGGACAGCAGGATAACAGAGCGGGTGTATTCAAAGTTCAGTCCCGACTATCTGAAGAAAGCGACTGAGGCTCTGTCAATTGCTGCATGATCCCCTCGCAGCAGTCGTGGACTGAGCGGTGGCAGGCAGTACAGGCATAGTGTCCGTGAATCTGCTGAAGCTGAACCCGTGTGGTAGCACCACACCACGGGCAGTCATGCCACCCGGTTGGGTCAAATCCCGTAGAACTTTTTCTCCCATCTTTTGTGTCTGAGCCACGGGATGATGACATAAGGAAATACTCTGGATATATACACGATGAAATAGTTCAGCCAGTTCAGTGGCCTTGGTAGTGGCTTGAGAACATCCATGAACAGAACAGCCCTTAGACCATCAGTATTATTTACTGCTAAATGCTCATAGGTATCATCAAATAATAGGCAGTGGCCCTCCCTCCAGTAGGCCCTCTCCCCTCCAACCTGTAGATAGCAACGGTGTGGGTGAGGTATATCCAGCGCCAGATGCAGCCGTAGCACCCCTGAGTAAGGCCCTGAGTGGGGGTTGAGTTTCTTCCTTGGACCCAGTACAGAAATGTAAGCAGAGATAACGTAGGGATGCCGCTTCAGGATAGCAGTGGTGACAGGCATTAGGGCGCAGTTCTTCTTGAACCAGATGCGAGCGCCTTTCAGAAAGAATAATCTCCATCTATCGTCGTCACTGATGTAGGTCTGGTGAGGGCTGATGGTTTGAAACGGAGCGAAGTCATCATACCTCTGAATAATACGATCATACTCCTTGCGGATATCCTTGAAGCTCTCCTCCAAGTTACGGGTGATCGGCACCGCATCGCTGTCGTAGAACCTCTTCACCCCCAGAGTATTCTTCCCTCGGAACCACGGCTGTATTAATTTTTCTAAGATTAGCAAAGCTACTCGCAGAGAGCTTCCCAGACTGCGTTGAAGTTATCCGCCCAGACAAGGGTTCTCACTGGGAAATTTATATCTACATCATATAGGAATGGCCCCGGCAGAGTAGCACAGGGAATGTATTTAACCGTCGTCGGAGGGGCGCTTGTACTTGTCACGCAGGCGCTTACTGTCAATGTTATCACGAGCGCGGCGAGCAGTTTCAATGGCATTGTAAGCATCAACTAGCCCCCTGTTCACGGCCTTGGATTCACCAGCCTTTATCAGGCTGCGGTTGCGAGCCCACTCTGCGAGCAGACCCGTCAACCTGAGCAGTCCTCTCAATATAGCGAGGATGTTCATGCATCCCCGTTCTTGTTCTTCAGGATGTTCCCGGCCAATACATTAAGAACGGTCAACACAGTGTTGACGATCTTGTCATCAGCCTTGCTTGGGGTAATTGCCGTCAGTGCAGTCGCTGCACTAACGATCCCAAAAATTGCGTGGATGTATGCGGGCCAACCGCTGATCCACCCTAGTAAACCTTCCATTAAAGACTCCTGTTGCTATTGGAATTGTCGTGATTGTCCCCCAGTTCCAGCATACGCGCAAGGGTCTGCGCCCTCTGTCCCACCTGCGTTGCCCACTTTGAATCGAGGAGTTCTTCGGCCACCTTGTCCCACAGATCATCACCCAACATACAGTCCTCTATTAGCCGTAGGGTTTTCTTGAATGTTTTCAGGCGGTTGATGCCAAGATTAAAATGCAGGTCTACCAGTACAGCCTGTCTCGTATCATCCAGCTTGGAGAACCAGTTGAAGTTCCTCTTCAGTTCATTGATGGATATATCAATGTCATTGGCCAGAAGGTATCGGCACTCCGCCTGACTGAGCCCCCTGTCTGTGAGATTTCTGCCCACGCCGATGGTGGTCTTGCCCACGGTATCCACATAGGGGAAGCACTCCATCCCCTCGTGGAGTATCAGTTGGTCAGCCAACTTTAGGAGGTTGAGCATCTACTGCCTCAACTCCTTGTTGATCTGGGTGGAAAGCTCTCGGATGCCAGTAAGAACTTCTGACTTCAGGCGCTTGATCTGACGGATATATTTCCGCTTCTCCTCGCCACTCATTACCCGGTCTCCCCTGATCCGTGTCTCCTGATCCCGTAGATCGGTAATCCTATCGTCCAGATAATTGATCCTAGCCTTCCTAGAAACAAGCGGCCAGCCCTCCTTCTTCTTCTCCTCTGCCTGCTCAAACCTGAGATGCTTCTCATCAAAAGCAATACTCTGCGTCAGAGACGACAGTGCCTCTCTCAGGGCATAGAAGGACTGAAGGTCTCCTCCTCCAAGCTCATCCTGTAAGAACCTCTGGAGGAACGGATACTCCGATACGTTCATTGCTGGTGCCTCTGGTGCATCCACCATCTCTCTTGAGATTGCATCCACACCTTGGAGGGCATACCTCCCCAGTGTTCCAGTGTACTGGAGGAGGACGTGCTGTATCTTCTCGGCTGGGATACCCGTGATCTCTGCGAGTTGTATCGCCGTCTCCCCCGTCCCAGCCCTTGCTTGGGCTGGCCCGTCTGCCTCTGAATAGTAAGGGACAATGTCCGACATCGTATAAAAGTTAATATTAAAACCAGCTTCTAGCAGCGGCTTTATAAACTGAGGAACTGGGTTCATGTTGAGAGTGCCAACGACACCTCTGCGAAGAGCCGCCCTTAATTCCTTGGCGTCATCCGTCCCGTTGATCGCCCTGATGAGGCGCTCCACAAGCGTCTTTGTCAGGAGACCCACTTCAAATGCGATAGGTATCTTGGGGACAGATACTGTCTTGGGGTCGAGCCCTATCCACTGTGGCTTGATAATGAAGTACATATCCTTCTTCTCGTCAGTGGCATTGGCATAGTGTGGGTCTTCCTCCGGGTCTTCACTATGGGCAAGAGTGTATGCTGCGGATAGGGCAACGAGCGTAGCCATACGCCAGATAAACCTCTGCTTCCTGTTCCTTACATTGAACCCTGTTACACCATCGGCGCTACCGGGACTGCCGCGCCACAACACATCAAGGCCCTGTATGCGGGCATTCAGGAAGGGGATCGTTGCAGTGAGGAACTTCATTGCGCTGCTTCTTCCCTTGCGGGAGAAGTTAATTACCTCAAGGGCCTCGTATGCAGCCTGTGCCTCGTTGCCTGTCTCCGCAAGGACACTGTCATAAACAGAGATACGGGTTCCCATATCAGTAGCTACCGTTATATCGTCTGCGAATTGCCACAGCTTCATGGCCGGGGCCAGAGGAGACTTGATGCTGGGCACCCATCCCTTGGTCAGATAATCTTTACTTGATCCTGCACCAGCGACACCTCTCAGCATATACTTCTGCAATGCCTTCTTCGCATCTTTCGGGTCGTTCTTGAAATCATAGCCGCCAAAGACACCGCTTGCCCTCAACAGGGCAGCCGATCCTCCGCCGCCCAGAGCCTCTCCAAATCCTAATGTAGTACCAATGACAGGCCATACATTTGCACCAGAAGTAGCCCATGCACTGATCGTATCACGGAGCATGTTGGCGAGCATAAAGTCCGGGGTCTTGGTTACCAGTTCACGGAGGATGTTCGCAGGCGTAGACATGATTGACATGCCAGGTATCTGAAGATCACCAGTAGACTGCATAGAGTTCAGCAGCAGCATGTCGGATGTTCTGAACCATACTGTCTCGCCGTTTATACGAACCCCTATCTGATCTTTAACAACGCTATGCTGCTCTTCTCCGGGCCGCATTCTCTCTGCCATATTCAGCCGACCCAGATCCCTGATAGCACGCAGCATCCCCACATTTCTCATGGAGGCAGTGATAGCAGCACTGGCATTACGGAGGATATTCTCAAGCGGGTCTTGAATGCGCTGGGTGCTAGCCTTCACTGTAACCATCGCACTGGGATTCAATTTCTTTAACTCGTCGATCCTCTGAAGGATACGCGGGCCTGTCTTAGTATCATAAACTCTCGTGTCTCTTATCCCATTCACCATAATAAAGAAGGTCGGCTTGCCGCCCTTCAGTTCCCTTGGCGCTGGGACATTGTACATATTCTGGAAGAAGTTGTTGTTGGCTGCGGCTGCCCCTGTTGTAGTGGATTTGCTTACGATCTCATCCTGATCTGTTACTGGCGGCTCATAGACCACCTGCCCGTCCAGACCCCCCTCTCTGGTATCATCCACAAAGAGTTCCCTGTAGAAGGGGAGGTAGTCACCGTTGTCTCTCCATATCTGAGCCGCTTCCGTTGAGATCAGGTTCGCATCCTCCATCATTATGATCAGGGAATTGTTTAGTTTCTGATAGTCATCATAAACCTGCTTGATCACAGAATTACCATCGGCATCCTGATACTGTGGCTTATCAGCAATAGCCTCACCCTGTGCGATCATCTCGTCTGTCATCAGGAACTCACGTCCCTTAGGATGTTCTGGCGTTGGCTCCTTCAGGCGCTTGGCCCTCCTTGCCGCCGCATAGGTCTCCCATGCATCAAAGGCACCATACTTACGGAGATCATAGAGAGGATAGAACACCTGCATGACCCCCTTTATCTCATCATTCGGGGCATAGCCAGCACGGACCTTGAGATCAGACAACTCCTTCCTTAATACCGTCCTTAGTTCAGGAGGTGCCGCCTGTACTATCCTTTCGTTAATGGCATGGAACATCCCACGGCTGTACATGATGCCACCGGATGTCATAAACTGCTGCATCAGGCCAGCAGACCTGTCGAGCATCGCCATCATGGCTGCCGCGCTGGAATCAGCGTAGATATTAGAATAGAGTTCAGGGAACTTCTTCTTCAGAGCCGCCTCAACGGCACGCACTCCCTCCCATCTGTCCACAAAATTCCACCGCCATCGGCTGGGCCTAGAGAAGCTATTAGTATAACGGAACATGCCAAGGACATATTCCCCCATAGTCTTCCGCTCTTTCTTTCGGGAACCATAGATGGTTTCATGTAGTGCCCTGTCAGAAGCCTCAAGGCCTTTAGGATTGTGCAGCGCATACTTGCGCTTCTCTGTCTTCGACAGCTTGAGTTTCGGCTTGTTGGCATTGGCACCGTTGGCTTCCCTCTTTGCGGTCAGGCTGACAGCGGGGCTAATGATCTGGGTTGGACGCACGGCGTTCTTACCCTTCATTACGGGAAGCGCATACGCAGTTACGAGAGAGACAAAGTTCTTATGAGCTAGATCGGGATTGCCGGGGAAAATCGCAGAAAGGTTAATAGGTTGCACGACAATAGTGCCGGGGGTAGCCCACTTGTCATACCACCAGCGGATAACAAATTTCCTCCCCCGTATATTATCCGAGTAGGTATCATCCTCAAACGCCTCAAACCCTGCTTCCTTCAGGGTGCCCTCAATCCTGTTGGCGTTGTACATATTGAGGATGCCGGAAACAAAAGAATCCACAGAGTTATAGTTGGTGTTCTTAGCGATGTCGTCCAGATGTAACGCGACGTGCTTCTGACCCCACCCAACGTACTTACCAAGATCGGGAGCCCATTTATTATGGCCAGAGAGCAGCACCACGGGGTACTTCTTCCCCTCTATAACAACTGGAGTGACACCTCCGTTGTACATTTTGAGAGGGAAAAAATCATCGGGAGTTGCATCAGGAAAGCCAGAGAAACTTGTCCGAAGAGCTTCTCTTTCCTTTTTCGTTAACTCACGGCGCTTGGACCCAGAGAGAAGTTTCTCATCAACAGCACGCCTGCGTGGCCGTGCCTCTTCTACTCCTCGCTCTGCGCTCTCGTATTTCTCGACAAGGGCGTCAAACGCTTCTCTCCGATTGCGTGCCCAATCCTGAAAATCGGATCGTCTGGTGATGCTTGTTTCACCAAGGATAGCCGTTCCTTCGGGGTCAGCGACCCAG